GTTATAATATGATAGAATGAGGTTTTAGAATTTGAGATAACTTTGTCGAGGTGAGTTTTGCAAACTATACACCTGACTATCAAAGACAGTATAAGAGCTGTCTTTTTTTTATTTTTCAAGAAATGAGGTGAAGACATTGACAAATAAGCAGAAGGTTTTCGTAAATGAATATCTGAAAGATCTTAATGCCACGAGGGCATACAAGGCAGCGTATAAAAACATAAAAAGTGAAGAAACAGCAAGGGTTAATGGAAGTAAATTACTAACAAATACTAACGTTGCTGAAGAAATACAGAAAAGAATGGACGAAAGAGCAAAAAGAACGGAAATAACGCAAGATAAAGTGCTTAAGGAAATAGCAAGACTAGCATTTACGGACATAACTTCGATTGTCAGTGTCAAGAAGTTCAAAACAGAAAGAGGGGAATATTCAAAGGTTGTCATTAAAGATTTTTCTGAGTTAACGGAAGAACAGAGAGCATGTATTTCAGGAGTGAAGGAGACCAAACTTGGAATTGAAGTGAGTTTCTGCAGTAAAGAGAGGGCACTGGAATTATTGGGGAGACATCTCGGAATGTTTAACGATAAAATACAGCTTTCGGGTGAAGTCAAGACAAGCAACCCTTTCGCAGGTCTGACAACTGAAGAACTGAAGGAAATAATTAAAAATGGGAAATAGGGAACTTATAAGACAGGCAGAACTGGAACTTGCGAGGCGTGAGTTCTTTTTTTATTGCCATCTGATGTCACCTGATTTTTATGAAAGTGATAGAAGTTATTTGTTAGAACTGTGTCAGGATATGCAGGAATTCGTCGAATCCGAGGACGACGTACTGATAATCAATCTACCCCCGAGACACGGGAAATCAAGGACGGCCACAATGTTCGTCGAGTGGTTGCTTGGAAGAAACTCTTCAAAGAAAATAATGACAGGTTCGTACAACGAGACACTGTCAACTGTATTTTCGAAAGCTGTGAGAAATACAATTTCTGAAATAAAGGCTGATCCAGATAAGATTGTTTACAATGATATATTCCCGGATATCAAAATTAAAAAAGGCGATGGGGCAATGAATCTGTGGAGCTTGGAAGGTCAGTACAGTAATTATTTGGCAACATCACCTACAGGAACTGCGACAGGTTTTGGAGCGGATATAATCATAATTGATGACCTGATTAAAAACGCCGAGGAGGCAAATAATGAAAATGTCCTGGAAAAACACTGGGAATGGTTTACAAATACGATGCTTTCAAGACTTGAGACAAACGGAAAGATAATAATCATAATGACAAGATGGCACTCAAATGATTTAGCAGGAAAAGCTTATGAAGAGATGTTAAGAACAGGGTACAAGATAAAGCAAGTAAAGATGAAAGCACTGCAGAACGATGGGACAATGTTATGTGATAAAGTTCTCACTTACGAAGAGTATTTGAGAAAGAAAAAAACGATGGGTGAGGATATAGCAAGCGCCAATTATCAACAGGAACCGATAGACCTTAAAGGGCGTCTGTATACATCGTTTAAGACTTATGACAGAATAGATTTTGAATTTGACAGAATATGCAGCTACACAGATACAGCGGATCAGGGAAGTGACTATCTGTGCAGTATCATATACGGGGAATATAACAGGGAAGCGTATGTACTAGATGTCTATTACACGAAGGAAGGGATGGAAATTACTGAAAAGGAGACAGCTAGAAGACATTTTGAAAACGAAGTAAATTTGGCCGTGATTGAGAGTAACAATGGCGGACGGGGGTTTGCCCGTAATGTTGAAAGAATTTTAAAATTTGAGCATCATACGAACTCCTGCAGGGTTACATGGTTCCATCAGTCGAAAAATAAGACGGCAAGAATTATATCGAACAGTACATGGGTAATGGATCACATATATTTCCCTAGGAACTGGAGGGACAGATGGCCCGAATATTACTCTGCAATGAATAAATACCAGAAGGAAGGAAAAAATAAGTACGATGATGCACCTGACGCAACCACAGGAGTGGCAGAAAGAACAAATGTGAGAGGTAAATACACACTCTAAGGAGATTGGAAATGTTTAATTTTATAAAAAAACTGTTTAGGAGAAATAAAAAGATGGGAAATGAACTTGAAAGATTAATAAACGACTTCCTTATGTCAAGGAAAAAGAAACAGATGGAAGACAGTCATAAATATTACATTGGCCAGCATGATGTACTGAACAGGCATAGAGATATGATAAATGAAAACGGAGAACTGGAACCACTTAAGAATGTCAAGGTTGCCAAACTTATTGATAACCAGTACTCAAAACTTATTGATCAGAAGACAAATTACCTACTTTCAAAAACTCCCACATTTCAGTCTGACAACAAGAAATATGTAGAGTCAGTAAAGGGTATAATCAATGACAGGTTTTTAAAACTTCTCAGAATGGTGGGAAAAGATGCATATAAATATGGCATAGGTTGGTTATATGTATATATTGGAAATGATGGGAAATTAAAATTTAAAAGATTTGACGGTCGTAATGTGATACCCGTATGGAAGGACGAAGAACACGAAGAGCTTGACTATGTAGTAAGGCTTTATACAGTTAAAGAATTCAAGAATGGAGGATTTCAGACGTCAACAAAAGTTGAGGTATATAAGGAAACAGGAGTCGAATATTATAACTGGAATAATTCCCTTATAGTCGAGAGGGAACCTGAATCATATCTGAGACTTGAAGATAATAACGGAGATGTACAGGGATATAACTGGTTAAAACTGCCCGTAATACCATTCAGATATGATGAGACAGAAATGCCTCTGCTTGTCAGAGTGAAATCCTTACAGGACGCACTGAATGAACTTATATCAGTGATGCAGGACAGGGTGGAAGAAGACCCTAGAAATACAATTCTGATTGTGAAGAACTACGACGGAACGGACTGGAGCGAGTTTAGGCATAATCTGAGAGTTCACGGTGTAATTCCAATCCGTTCGGACGAAACGGGAGAAGGTGGAGTTGATTCACTAAAAATCGAAGTGAACAATGAAAATTATAAAGTCCTGGTTGATATATTTAAGAAGGCCATCATTGAAAACGGAAGAGGATTTGACGCAAAGACTGAAACACTTGGAGCTAATCCGAACCAGTTGAATATCCGTTCAATGTATTCAGACATAGATCTTGATGCAAATTCAATGGAAGTGGAATTTAAGGCATCGTTTGAAAATCTTATGTGGTTTGTAAATAATCATTTAAGAAATACAGGATTAGGTATATCTGAAGACGAGAAACTGGATATGATTTTCAACAGGGATATTTTAGTGAACGAAAGTCAGGCAATTGAAGACTGTCAGAAGTCAGTTGGAATATTATCACAGGAAACTATAATCGGACAGCACCCATGGTCAGTAAACGTGGAAGAGGAAATGAAAAAAATCAGAGAAGAAAAACAGGAGAAAATGGAAGACTACGGAGGATTTGGAGAGCATAACCACTCTGATGATATAGATGAGTAAAAATAACTATTGGCAGGACAGATTTATCGAGGAAGAGGAAAGGCTTAATAAAATAGCAGGAGACGAATTCCGGAGACAGCAGCTGGAATACGAGAGGGCTATATCGAGACTGAATAAAGATATCGAAGTATGGTATAACAGGATAGCAAAGAATAACGATGTATCACTAGCTGAGGCTAAAAAGATGCTGAATGACAAAGAACTTAAAGAATTTAAGTGGACGCTTGACGAATACATCAAGCACGGGGAAGAAAATGGAATAAAGAAAGACTGGAGCAGACAACTTGAGAACGCAAGTGCAAGAGTGCATATAGAAAGACTTGAGGCTATGAAGTTACAGGTAAGAGGGGAAATAGAAAAGCTTTATAATGGCCGTGAAAGTGGATTTGAAAGCTATCTTAAAAATCTTTATAAAGACCAGTACAACCGTACAGCTTTTCAGATAGCAAAAGGTACAGGAGTAGGAACTAACATATACAGCTTTAACGATAAACTGGTAAATACAGTTATTAAAAAGCCATGGGCTCCTGACGGGAAAAACTTTAGCGACAGGATCTGGGAAGACAAGGACAAGCTTATAAATACTCTGCATACAGAAATGACGCAGGCATTTATCAGAGGCGACAGTTTAGAGAAATTGGCAGATAAAATATCTGAGAAAATGAAAGTGTCGAAAGCAAATGCATCAAGACTGGTGTATACAGAAAGTGCTGCATATTCAAGCAAGGCAAGGCTCAAGAGTTATCAGGATTTGGGAGTAGAAAAGTATGAGATAGTGGCCACGCTTGATAACAGGACATCAGATATATGTCAGGGAATGGATGGCAAGGTATTCGACTTAAAGGATTATGAAGTCGGAGTCACTGCAAATCCATTTCACGTGCGTTGTAGGACAACAACCGCACCTTACTTTGATGACATGCAAGGCGAAAGAGCTGCAAGGAATGAGACAATAGGAGAAACGGAGTATGTTCCAGCGGACATCACGTATAAGGACTGGAAGGAAAAATATGTGAGTAATAATTCAGAAAAAGTATTGCAAAAATCTGATAAAGAGGGTATAATAACTATACAAGAAAATAATCCGAGGGATGTAAAAATGATAAATTTAGAAACTCAGGAGATAAAGGTTAAGAAAGGCGATTTCAAAGACTGGATTTTTGATTGGTATGAACAAAGCAGAAAGAGCGATGTTATAAGAGCATTGAAGGTCAAAAACACTTCGGAAGTAATAGGACTGATAGGTTTCACAAATGAGGAATCCAATAAAGCTATATACGTTGATTTAATTGAAGCTTCGCCTGCGAATAACCCTAAAAATAAAATTTTTAAAGGCAAAAAGGAGTATTCTGGAATAGGAGGACGTCTGCTCGTAGAGGCGATAAAAGAAAGTTATGAAAAAGGATACGGAGGATTTATTTATTTCGACGCGAAAACTGAATTGATAGAATACTATAAGAAAGAGTTCGGGGCAAGGTTGATAGGGTCGCAAAGAATGGCTATATTTGAGAAGGAGGCTGAAGTTTTATATGAAAAATACAATGGGAAAAGATAAAAAAATGGATTTAGAAT